AAGAAGGTTCTATGCCATATAAAAAAACAGCTCTACTAATTAAGTGAGTCATTTGGTCGTAAGACATAAACCTACCGCTTTTTTTATTTTTCCATTGTTTGATAGGTTTGTTTGAAATCCAATTTTTTATGCCATTGCGTAGCCCCCCCTTACGTCCTGTACCTGAACCAAACTTAAATGGTGAATCGGGAGCTTTTAATGAGCTAAAACTACCTCGCACCCCCCTATCTACGAAGTCCCAATATGGAGCGTCGGGAGCGTCGAAGTCTAAGGATATTACATTTTTCTTTACGCTTATTGCACTAGCTAAACTATCAGATAAATTGCCTGTTGAATTTTTACCTGCCCTAGATAACGACACCCTTGCACGTTTAATAACGTCCTTAGAGAACTTTCTGAAGGCTTTAGAAAGCGCAGGCATTACTAAATCCTTTTCTTCGTCTAACAATTCTATTTTAACTTGAATAAGGCGCAATACAAAGGTCTATAGCGTTAGGCACTCTTATCTCGAAAGACGTACTCCAACCTGTTAGCATATTATCAAATCTAGCTGTGAACGGATCACAAGCTAAAGGAGTTTCAAAACCCCAATGGTGCGTTACGTTATCTAGCACCGACTGACTATTCATACTTAAAACAAACTGAGCTATAACGTCCTGCATAATTAGTAGCGTCTCAGCATATATTTGAGTTAGCTCGTCGCTTTGCTTTTCTATAACCAAATCCCCTACTATAACCTCGTAGGTAAATACGGTCACGCCCCCGTCAATAGACGCTCCAGTACATTGAGCATAAAGCAAAGGAAATAGGTTTACATCAATTTTGTCTATATCTAGCTCGTCTAAGCTAAAAGTATAAAACTGCTGTAGCTGTTTGTGGTTATTTACTATGGTCTGAAATACCTCGTTAATGTCTACTACGGTTTGCATTTAGATTTATATTGTTTTGTATGTTCAAGTCTTTTTCGTAGCACAAAAAAGTTAGTGCCTCTTCTATATATATAAGAGTTACGTCATTCATTTTAGTTATGTCTCCGTCAGCAAGAGAATACATTATGCCATACCACCCCCATTTGTTGTGGATTTTATCTTTCGTTTCCTCTTCGCCTGTCTTAACGAATAGAGGCGAGAATCTATCGCTAATCTCTTCTCTATATGATAAAAAAAAACCATTGCACCAATAACAACGTCCATAGGCATATCGAGCATTTTCTCTTGTTTAGTAACGTGAGGCTCGTAAGGTTCTATGGAATAGCTGTCGTCTGATTTCCGTTTGGTTATAGGTCTATACCAAACAGCTAAGGCTTTTTCTAAATTGTCATACAAACCATTTGTAGAATAGGTTTCTAAATCAGCAAATTCGCCTACCGTTAGTTTAGTCCAATTAGGAATAAAACCATACTCTACTCCGTTGAGCTTCACCTTGCGTTGTAGAGGCAGCGTCATATCTAAAGGGTTTGGTTCAGAAATTAGCCAGGTCAAAGTGTCTATTACTTTACTAACGTCGCTCCAATCTGCATAATTTAATACCTCACGCTCTAAATCGCATAAAGACGCTACAGCTTTAAGAGCTGCCTCTTTTGCGTCGTCCGTTTCGTCCCATAGGTTAAGCATACGTTTGTACTGGCGTACAGTTACGTCTGCATAGCTTTCGGGTATTGTTATTTTTGCTTGTGGCATCTATTATTGTATATAGTATTTTCCTGTTCGTCTAAGTATCTTATTGAGGCATACGTACCTAACTGCGTCTATAAGGTGGTTGTATGCGTCTACTGGCGTACTGAGCATTTTACCATTTTTATCGGTCTTCCACTTGTAATTCCTAAATTCCTTTTGTGCGTTTAGGCTATCGTGCTTTATATGTAGCTTGTGTCTACGCATAGTGTCAATTCCGACTCTTATACTATCTGCGCCCTTTTTTGACGGTTTGACATTAAAACCTAATCTATGTATAGTCTCTATACTTTTAGGCTCTGCGCTGTCTGCTATTATTTCGTCGTGCCTACCTACTCCGTACTCAGTTAGCTTTTCTGCTATGTCGCTATTTGTCAAACCACCCTGATATATAACCTCTTCTATGTATAGTCCGTTGTCACATAGGTACACTTTAGCTAGTGCGCTAGGATCATTCGAAAAACCAAAATCCAAACCAAATGCTACGAGCTTTGCCTTCTCAGGTAGCTCGGTGTATATGCTAGTCTCAAATATGGTTTCTCTGCTTTTACCTCTTAGTCCTAGTCCGTAAACTCGCCAATAGTTTTCGTCAGTTTCTTTAAGGCGTTCTATTTCGTCTATAGTGTCTTGGCCTAAATACGGATTGTCTAGGTATGTACTCCTATAAAAGTTAGCATCGTCTCTTGGTATAACCTCGTCATATATCCAATGGTATTCGTCTGAAGGGTTATAGTCTAAAATCATTCTATCAGTAGTACGTAGTATTAGTTGCCTAAAGTCTTCTAGGTGTAGCTCGTTAGCCTCATTTATAAAGCATATATTTCTCTTAGCTCCACGTATCTTTTGTGGTTGGTCTATACTTATAAACTCCCATTTAGTACCCCATAGGTCGTAGGTGCTTTCGGTCTTGTTATGATAACGCTCGTCATACCAATCGTTTTCTTTTAAGATATGAATAAAATCTCGAAGCACACTAGCCCTAAGACTCGGATAGGATTTACGCACTATAGTAATAAGCCAACCTGAGTTCCTATTATGATAACACCATTCTATAAGCACCTGGATAATAGAATACGTCTTACCGCTACGAGTACCGCCTTGAAAAATTGCTACCCTTTTCTTACACGCTTTAAGGTCATAGTATGTTTTGGGCTGTTGCATTTACCATAGTGAAGCTATAACACCTGCCAAAGAAAACAATACGCATACAGCGTTGTTAGTGTCTACTTGGTCGTAGTGGTTAATCTTATAAATAAGGTCGGCTAACGTAAGCACGAATATTACTCCAAAGCAAAAACCCTGCACCATCATACTTCTATGTCATTAAGATATACTGGTGCGTTGCGTTGCTCAAATAAGGGCATACGTATTTCTAATTCAAACTCCTTAAACGCTGCGTCCCTTCCACACTTTTTACGCTTCTTAATTTTGTCAAGTATCTTACTCAGGCTATAAATAGCTCTTGGGCGTGCCTCGTGTGTTATACCTACTAGGCAATCTGCATAGTCATTTAATTGTAGTACGTTATACTCTTGTTGCTCTACAAATTCTACGTCTTTTATCTCACTCATTTATGTCGTCTTTTTGATCCTCACGCTCCAATACGTCAGCAAACCAACTAGGCTCATTACGTGGTTCGTTAATCTCTATTTTAGTTTCTACCATTTTAGGCATAAAGTATGGGAATAGTGACGCTAAAGCCTTGAGGTATTTTTCACCACTTTGTTCTCTTAGTAGTGCAAGCTCTTCCTCTATATGCTCTACCTGTCCGTCCATTATCTTAATGAATAGCTCCCTGCCTTCTTTTGTTATTTTGTTTGGAGCACCCTTTGGTCTTCCTTCAGGGTTGCCCGATTCTCCTTTTGTAAATGGCATTGTTATTTATTGTTATTTTCAATAGAATCTATTACCTCGTCTACCTCTTTAAGAAAGCATAACTCTTTATGAGTTTCAGAAAGTTTCTCTAGAAAGTTGTCTAGTATTTCCATTGAAATTGATCCTGTGTGTAAAGCACAAGCGCATAGTAGTAATTGCCCTTCGGTAGACTCTAGGTCTATATCCTCGAACTTTATTCTCATAGGGTTATCCATTGTAGTAGGTTTTTAGTAGAACTCGCAACTACCCAACATTGGCAGGGCGTTTACGTGCGTGGCATAATGAGCAGCTACGAGTCCGTTTCTAATTTATTCTTGAAGTGTTGTATTATCTCTTCCGTCTTTTGCTTATAAAATTTCTTAAAGTCGCCTCTTTCACCTTCCTGCTTCCATAGTATATATAAAACATTCCTTAGTCGTTGTGATTGTGACTTGGGTTCATCATATACGTCAAGGTCAATATTGTCGAGTTCCTCAATCTCATCAGGATTCATTTTTTCCTCACCTCTAAAATAGAGTATGCCAAATTGGTCTAGCGTAGCGTCTATATCCATTATCTCAGCAGAGGTCTTTTCCTGAGTGATAAATCGTAGGCTTACGCTCCTATCTTTTCTACGAGTATATCCGTCGAATATAGCAGGGCATAAAATCTTATTCATCACACGCAGCCTCGTATGCTTTTTCTAATTCGTTTAGGTAGCCTAACATACACGAACCACATCTGCTTTTCTTTTTACGCATCTTAAATACACGCTCGTACATATCTACTACGAGTTGCATTTCACCACCGTATAGCTTATTACGTGCCTTAGCAGGTTTTAGTATAGTTTCAAATGCTTCTTTGTCTTTGTCCGACATAGTTTCTGCATAAGGAAAGCGTTTGTTTAACCACGCCTTACGCTCACTACAGCCACAGTCGTCTCCTACTACGGCTTCAACTACGGCTTTGATCCCTGTAGCTTCAGTTATTTTTTCTATGGTGTCGCCTAAACCCTTTGACTTTTTCTTTGACTTCCTCTTGGGCTTTTCTGAGGGCGTTGTAGAGGGTGCTTTTTGAGATTCCTGTTGCATTAGATAATGTTTTTAGTGAGTGATTGTGTAGGTAATATATCCTAAATACTTCAGAACTAAACCAGTCCATCTCTTGTAAGATACTATTGATATAGTCTAAAGTTTCTTTTTTTTCGTTTTCGTTTTCCACAACCTCTTCCTTAGTTTGAAGTAGTGCTAGTGGATAGTTTACTAATTTTTCTTTGTGCTTGAGGTATTTATAGTAGAACCTTGTCGTTTTGCTAAATCCACAAATAGCCATAGTTCTGCATATATAACTCATTAGCTCGTCGTTTTCGCACATTTCTTCGAGCTTTGGTTTTGGTTCTTCTAAATAAAATAAAGCAAGGTCGTTAAGCAGGTCGCCCCCGTAGCCTTTGACATACCGAGTAGCAACCACCAAGAGTTCGTCGTAATTATCTTCAAAGAACTTTCTTACACAGCTCATTGTATTTATCGGTAAACTCCTTCCGCATTTCAATAATCTCTTGTGTTGAGAATTTGCGTGTCTCGTTGCTCATTCTCACAATTTTCATAGCCGTACCTTCTCCATAGATTGAGTCCAACCTAGCACCAAATATATATTGTTGTCCCCCTGTTAAATTGCAGTGCTTACATTGGGGCTGTACGTTGGTTAGACCATTCTCTTCGTCGTATAACCATCTAGTGCTGTACTTCGACCTGCTTTGAAAGTGTCCGCAATCGCACTCGTATTTCCAGTCTACTAATTTTTGACAAGTAAAGCAAGATACGTTGCCGTGCCTATCTGCGTGTCTAAACCTAACGTACTTGCTCAATGCTTGATCGAGCTTTTTTACTTCAGTAGAACGCTTAGGCATACGTTAAAGTACAAAAAAAAAGAGGGGCTAAAT